CGAACATCTCGCAGAAGACGGCTCCGGTCCCCCGGAACGACTTCTGCGTGTTCGGCACAAGCGCGATCTCGCGTAGGATGCGCTCGTAGCGGTCGCAGACCCGCGTCGGCCAGGCGCCCACTAGGTCGTCGCCACAGACGGCGGTGGATTCCACTTGCGCGCCGGCGAGGTGCGCGGCGAAGTCGTTCATGAGCGACAGGGCGACCCAGCTCGGTCCGAGTCCCATAAGGGCTCCTACCGTGAGGGGACGTCCGTCGAACTGATCGGCCAAGTCGAACACCTCCTCGGTTTCGTCTGTGGTCCACCGGCCGCCTGACAGCGCGGACACGGTCCCGACCTTGATCTCCTGCCGACTCGTCACGTAAGGTAAGGCACGTTGCATCCATTCGGGTGCTTTCGTGGCCTTGAGTGCGGCTTCCAGCACTCTCGTGGCGGTTCGACAGCTGATCATGTCGGTGGCCGTTGTAAGATCCGCGCTGTAGGCGACTACCTTGTGGGCGCCCCGCCAGCGGAGGTCGACGGGCTCGGACTCGAGCATTGGCCGATTCGTGCGGACGCTGCGGAGGTTCGCGAGGAGGTGCTGAGTCATCGCGCGCGCGACGAATACGACGTCTGCGTCGTGGGCGGTCGCCAGTCTTAGCTTTCCAGCTTCGTTGGCGTGCACGTCCACGCGCGCAGTCGTCCGTTCGTTGCGCGCTGCGAGGCGGTCTGCGGCTTCGATGCACTCGGCGAGAGGCGCGTACGTTGCGCCCCACCACGACTTCAAGGGCATGCCTTCTGGCCATCTCTGAACGCGCCATGCGCGTGTCAGGGAGGTCAGAGGAACTCTTGGGGTCGTGGCGGTGGCCACGTCCGTTGCCTCCGCCGTTGCTCGTAGCCGCGCCGCCAGATTCGGCACCTCCTGCGACTCGTAGTGCCCGTCGTCTCGGCGGCGGAACGCATGGGCTTGCCCGGCGGCGATTAGGACTCCATCGAAGAGTGGTCGCGAGTCCAGCCGAGGGAAGTTCGCTCGACCTTCCCCCGAGGCCTCGATGGCGGCGTCTTGGAATGCGCGCGCAGCAGTTTGCTGTGCGTAGCGCCGCGCTGCCTCGTGGCTCTCGGGGGTGGATCGGGCCGCTGACCCCGGACTGGCCGCGAGCGCCTCTCCGAGGGCGTCTATTGCCTCCCGGGTAGCCTCGCTGTTCCCCACGCTCAGACGGATCGCACGCCGCGCTAAGAGAGCTTGTGCGATGGCCCGTGCCTCGAAGCGGGCGGCAGGGCGGGCGCACTTCGACGTCGTTACGACGTTGACGTTGCTCCCG